CGATAATTTATAATCGATCGCCAGAGCAGCTAAAGTTGCGTTATCGTAAAACCGTTGATATATCACGTTGGCTATGCGTGGATTGCGTGTTTTTAGATATTCCAAACCACCGCTAACGATATCTTTGTGTATCAGATGCTCTAACATTGTTCTATCCTTTTCGACTCTACATAAATGATTATATACAGTTTAGCACAAATGTCAATAAAAAACCGCACCAAAGTGCGGTTTTTCTAGTTTATGAATTGGACTGAGTCCGCAAGTTTAGTTAAAAGGGCCGTGGAAACAAGTCTTCGACAGGAACTTTACCGTTCCAATGGAAGTGATACTTCTGAGGAACTGCAAAATTCTTAGGCATGTTTTTAGCGATCTGGGCAATCAAAAATGTCGTGGCTCGGAACTTCTTACCGTCGGCAGTATTGCCACCCGGGCTGCTCCTCAAATCATCAAAGCCACTAATATCCGTCCACCATCTACGATAACTGTCTGTGGCATGATTGATTAACATTTCGGGTTTAAAATTATTGTTGAACGCAACATTAAGACTCTTACAAAAAGCATCAATGTAGGCATCATCAACAACGATATTTTCGGCATAACACTGCTTGAGATAGTTAAAGATCAACCAAACTTCGGCAGAAGCAACTGGACGTTTAGCCTGGCAAATTTTAGTAAAATATTTACAGAACGCCTCAGCATACTTTAGCCCAAATTCTGACTTGTCAAAGAACTCAGTCATGTTACTAAGAGCACCATTTTCGGCAGTATCTCCAAAAGTCTCAGATGTAAAGAACATCCCGGCTTTTTCTAATTCTTGCTGTTTACGCTCGTTCAAAATCCAAATTGGATCTGTAATATTACCGTCAGTACGTACACCCATAACATGTTGAATCAAAACATCAACCGATTCAAAACTTTTACGATTGGTTGTGTTGTCATTGATAAAAACCTGTCGAGCCTGTGCTCGATTCTTGATAGGATAGATAATAATAGGAATTATAATTTCTTCTAAAGGCATACCCATCAAAAGATGGAAGATAATATGCACAGCCAGGCTAGTATGCTGCCCTTCCCAGGCTACAATCTTTCCTGTGACGGGTTCTTTCCAAACTTTAATTGGATTAAACTGACAAGGATCAAATCTCTTAATGATACCTGCAAGATGTTCAATATCCGAGAAACGTTGAATAGTAACGTCCATAACAAGTTCATGTAAATTAGAGTAACCAACTGTAGGAAACTCAAAATCTTCCCATTTCATCTTACCTGGGTTATTTTTTTTAAATACTTCTAGAGCTTTTTCAATAATATATGTTTGATCCCTAGGGACAATAGTCTCAATATAACGTTCTGCAATATTTACATAACGGCTATCTGTTGACTGTAATTGTTTATTGCGTTCTTCAGCTACATGATTCATTTTTTAATTCCTGTGTGTGTTTCTTTATATTACCAGCATATTGTGTTTTAATAAAAATGTCAAGCATTTTCTTTGTTACACATATCTTCAAAAGAATCTACTTCATACTTGCCATACGTAGGACTAGATATCTCACCAGTTTTTCTATCAATGGATATTTTAATTTCCTCTTTACCTTCAAAGGCTGCATAAGGTATGACAAAGTAATTGATTTGTTTTCTTACTTTATTATAGCCCATGACTCGTCGAGAACCAATCTTATTTCCTAAATTTCCTACAACAAATCTCGGAGAGTCACCGCCCTGGCTGACTATCTTTGTTGCGTCGCTACCATCACTAAAATCTCTACCTTCAACACTCTCATGCAAAATATCAGTATTAACTTTGGCAATAGATTTTTCTAGAGCCCAATTAAGATCTATTAGACCTTCTTTAACTAATTTAAGTGCAACAGACAATTCATCCTCAGATAGAATGTATTTGAGAATTGTTTCTGCAAAATACACATCATATTGTTTTGCGTTTTCAGTAGACATGATTAAAATCCAAAATTTAATTTGCGTTCTTCAAGAGCTCTTTTTTCATTAAAGCTAGGGTGGCGTTCCCACCAAACTATCTTTTTTTGACACACAACAATTTCTTTTGATGCCTGGATTTTTTCCTGTACATCAGGAGTAGTTTTCTCGATGTGTTTAAGAACAAACAAATTATAGGTATGAGTGCCCCAAGGTTTATTTGGGTTTAGGTTTTTATAATCAATTGGTTTGGCAAAATATGTTTGTTCGGGCGTTGGATTGTAGAATATGTAAGACATTTTTATGTTCCCTGTTGTTTAACATTATATCACTATATGATATTTTAATAAAAATGTCAAGCAGATCATTTAAACCACAGTCCTGCAATGTAGATAGCTGTGAGAAACACGTTCATAAAAATGATTGTTTTCTCTTTCCATACAACACCAACCAGTATCCATAACGCATTTGATGCCATGAACCCGTAGGCATAATAGGGATAAAGATTAAAAGCTGCTAGAATAGCGCTGGTTACGAGAGCGATACTGGCAATCCAGGACAACCACTGATGGGGTTTTTGCACGATATCTGTCATTGTGTTCTATCCATTTGTTTGTAAGTATCATATATCATAGCGCTGGCCAGATTCTTACCCTTGGCTTCGCACATGATATCCCCCCATTCCAGATGACCTACTGCCCATTCATTCACCCGGTTGTTCCAGTAAAAATCACTATGAGCACGCAATTTCTGTTTTTTATGACCCACAGCAACAAGTCTATCAAGATTAGGACGAGACTTGGTGCAATGATTCACTAGAATATCTTCGCGACTCACGCTGTAGTGCAGAGCAGGGCGCGAACCGCGCCAGCTGTCGATGACTTTGCCAATACGATCATCAGACACTGATATATAATCACCATTTGATTTGATCCAATGATGATGCAGATCCAGAACAAGCGCCACATGTTTACCAACAGCCAGGATGCAGTCCAGCCCAGTTGTCATCTCATCATTTTCTATGGTTATGAGATTCCTTGCTTCGGGCGTGAGACGCCCCAGAGTTTGCAGGAACTTTGCGGCACCACCCTTGCCAGACAAGTGGACGTTTATCTTGAAACCATGATCATGCCAACCACTGCCATATCCCATCCAACGAGCCATGTCTGTATGATATTCAAATTCTTCAATGCTGCGTTCAACAATCAGATCTGATTCACTGGCCAATACACAGAACTGGCCAGGATGAAAGCTAAGACGCACATCCAGTCTGCGAGCAGTCTCACCGATAGGTGCAAAAATACTTTCCAGATGCTGCTGCACATCTGGTTGTTGCCACCAGGATTGCCAGTCTTTCTCTGTGTAGCCCTGCAGCATCTCTGATCCCAAACGGACCATGCGCCGTTCGGGCGGCAGAGTGGCCACGCGTTCTATCATTTTTATTGCTGCTGCAGCATTGTGATTCATGATATCCCACTGACGCTGTTCAGCTTCCAGCGGGTGCTCTCGTAACCAACGCATGGTTGTGTTGCGACCATTGAGATCGCGATCTGCAGCATTGACTTTCATACCGCCGCATTCAGCCGGATCATTGAGCCATTTACAGGCAAATCCGATTCTTTTGATTGTCATTTTAGAAACCTCAGACAGAGCTTAAAGATATTTGGCAAATGTCAGCTGATTGTATACTGATTGATCCTGTTGTGTCAATCAAAATGAACCCAATCAGCCTCGACGAGAACTACTACCAAGCATGGTCGTATCTGCCTCAGGGCTAAAATACATGGAAGGGCCCTTGTTATAGGCCATGGTGGTACGAGCAGCTTTATCTCTGATAGCCTGCTGTACTTCTTTGGATTCTTTGTGTAGATTATCCATGATACCATTCTTAAATCCACCACGAACAGCGATATTATTGCTGAGCTTGTATGGATTATTGGTCTTATAATCCGGCATTGGTATCTTTTCTTTTCCAACAAAAGCGCGTTTCAATTCACGCTGTTCTGGATGGAGACCCCGCTCCTTCAACCATTTATCATGCTCAGTTTTAGCCGCGGCTAATTTTTTAGATTTAGATGGTTTCTTTTTGGTATTACCGACATCATTAAGATAGTGTCCCACAAGATGCATCGACATAAAGAAAAGCCTCCTTTTGACATTATCATAACGATAACACCAAAAGGAGGCTTTGTCAATGCCTGGTTTTGTATTCAGATAGGCTTATGACATTATCATGGTATTCTTTTAAAACAAATTTTCGATCTTCTGCATCGTGAGCTAAACCAGCTCCGAGCATCTGATAGATCTCGCTCTCCATAACAAATGTCCTGCCCTTCTGCTGCTGCTCGATAAGAAAATCCATGATGGCATTTGCCACCTGATCTGGCAATTCTTCAGCATCATTCATCTTTGGGTCCCACCAGTATGGCAAAAAATGCCAATGCCGCGACTACGAGGATAGGAAACATCAGGAAATACATCAAATTATTAAAGAATGTCTCGATCATACTATCAGATCCTTGAATCGTTTTTTCTTCTCTGAATCCACAACCTGACCAAAACCAGTCTTATTGAACACTGGCTTGTCGGACGAGTCGTCCATCATGCCATCCTGAGCAGATTGTTCTGCATCGTACAATCGCATCTTGGCTCTATCGATCCCAACCACGAACCTCTTGTACAAGGTAGGATCGTTGTATCGATTCTTCAGCTGCTTGATCATGATCTGGTTCAGTTGTTCCAGTTCTTCCGTGGAGATCAGGGCAAACATAAGATCAGCAGTGGCAGGAAGTCCAAAGGATTCCGACGTATCAGTTAATTCTACGTCAGAGTTGCCATAACCACCTCGGGTAGTCTGAGTAGCAGAAACCACAGGAACATTGAACTCAACGGCAAGACCACGTAGCTCTTCAGCGATCGCCTTGATGAGCGTGTATGAGTTGACATTGCTTCCAGACTTAATCCGGCTAGAAGAGCAGATGTTGAGATAATCGATATAGATAATGTCAGGAATAAAGTTTCGTTTGATACGAAGCTCATTGATAAGATGACGGAAGTGACCGCTACCAGCTGAAGCAGTAGGATATTCTTTGATAACAAGTTTTCCAATAGTTTTATCCTTTACTCTATTAATTTTTTTATCATAAACATCTTTTGGAATAGATGCAAGATCATCCATGGTTACATTGAGCAGGTTGGCATCGATGCGTTCTGCGATCTTCTCTTCTGCCATCTCCATTGTGATATAAAGCACATTGCTGCCCTGTGTCAGGTTAAAAGAAGCACAGTGACACATAAACAAGGACTTGCCAACGCCAGTGCCAGCCAGTGCAATGTTAAGGGTTTTTCGAACAAGACCACCTTTAGTAATCTTGTTAAGGAAATCAATGTCGAAGGGAATATGCTCCTCCTTGCGATGATAGAAATCAAACCGATCATCAGCATTAAGAAAATAATCATGACCGATGCTAATGTCAAAAGACACGCCAAGGGCGTCTGATAAAAGAGTAGGGATAGAACCTGTACTGGAGGATCCGCTTTTATCGTCCAGGATCTTAATCGATGCCATGATTGCATTGTATATCGCCTTCTCTTGACAAAACTTCTCTGTTGAATCCAATAACCATTGTATCTCTGTATTTTCTACCGCAAGATCGTCGATCAGCGCCTTGGAGTCCTTGAACGTGCTATCAGACATCCCTTCTCTATTCTTCAGTTCGATATGGAGCACCTCCTTGGTGGGAGTATTATTATACTTGATGACATAGTCATTGATCAGCTTATACACTGTCTTGTCTGTCTGATTGTGAAAATACTCATCCTTGAGGAAGGGCAGAGTCTTCCTGGCAAATGCTTCATTAAATACTAAATGTGATATAATTGTTTTTTCGATCATGTATTGAATGTCTCTATCAGAGCTTTGCGGCCTTGTTGTTGATAATGGAGGTCAAATATAGTTATAACCTTCCTGAGCATTGCTACCGCCAGTAATACAGCGTCTTCTTGAGTATCACAGGACATCATGATCTGAGTTTCTAACGGCAATGTAAATTTTCGTATCTTGGCCTCCATCTGTTCATTGGTCATCAACGCCAATACCTCTTTATCATTATAGGACCCACCTTCCACGAAGTATAATGCAATCTAGATTCATTCCAATAAAACCAATCACCAAATGGATTGTATATCACCACCCAATTTTTGTATCCATAAAGCACTCTGACTGACCGATTCATTTCTTCTCCACATACACCTGATGTTTTTGTATCAATAACGATCCTACTTTATAAGTGATGATAGGTCGACCATTATTATAGTTAAAATGTCTCAAAAAGAACTTGACATCTCCTGAGTGCTTGCGCCATCTCATCACATATTCAACAGTTTTCCACACATCAAATATCGTTCTTTACCAAGCCGTTATGGATATCAAGATACCCACTGTCCATACCAACAATATAGCTATCAAAATCAAAGCCGAAAGTATCATAGAGAACATATCGATAAGATCCCTTTTCCACGATGTCCCCTTTGTGAATACGCTTGGTAACGATGTAGAAGGCCTGTAGTTGGTGTTCATATGGAAGGCTCTTCCAATATTCTTCAGCTTTCTGATCATACCGAGCTGATGCTTCTTTAAACGAAGTAGAAATGTCTGATAAAGATTCACTGAGTGTTTTATCATCCATCAGCATCCTCACTGGCAATCAGGTTGCCACCAACCAGCGTATAACGATTCTTGATCCAGTCAGCAAAATCTGTCGTGGTCAGCACACCCTTCCACAGCTCTCCATTGTCTTCGATATCAGCAATGCGCATCTTGTTACCGACTACTTCACCAGTTGTACGATCAACCAGCTGATACCAGCCATTAGAAGGTTTAACCACATAGCCACCTTCCAGAGCGAGATCGAGTAGGCCTGACCACTTCTGGATCCCGCCCTCGTAGCTAACTGTGATAGGTATCTTAGACTTTTCTTTAACATACCTGGACTTCTCCACATTGATGATAAATCTGTATCCGGTAATTCCATCTGCGTCCTTGTCCTGTTGGCGACCAAGTATCCAGATCGTATCTGCTGAATAATAAACACCTGTTCCGCCACCCACAATATCCTTGGGATACAATCCGATTTCCTTATATGTATGATTGACAACAATCAAGGGAATATCCTTGAGAGTAAGATGAGGTGTTACCATACGGAACAGGGACTTGAATGCTTTAGCACGAGACATGTCTGCAACCGACTTGCCTGCTTCGGCATCTTCGACTTCTTTCTTGGATGCGAGGTTACCCATGGAATCCAGTATGATGACAACCTTATCGTCACGACCGATATCACCCA